CGAACCGGAGTGGCATCTTGATACACATAGGGAACCACTGGACGGAAATTTCTGGTTGTATCTTAGTTGGAACCAAATTTGGCGTAACTTCGAAGGGTCGTGGAGTCCTGGAGTCCTCACGAGCGTTCCGGACCCTGACGGAGATAGTGGCGGGGAGTGAGTTCTTGCTGACGATTGTGGATTGATGGCATCGCACTGGGAAGAAATGCTGGCGTTCCAGCTCAAGGCCGTAAACCTACCCGAGCCCACGCGGGAATACCGACTTACCAACAAACGCAGATGGCGCTTTGACTTCGCCTGGTTGCCGCAAAAACTACTGGTCGAGGTCCACGGCGGCACCGGCACTCTCGTCCAGGGGCGCCACGTTCGAGGTAAGCATGTCAGCCCTGAGGGATTTGAGCAGGATAGAGAAAAAGTTAATACAGCGGTACTTCTCGGTTTTAAAGTCTTAGAAATGACTGGACGGCAGGTCAAGAGCGGAAAAGCGCTCGAGTGGATAGAAAAGGGGTTGTCTGAGTAATTGGCGTGTAGTAAACTAACTGCCTATGTTCTCCCAAATCAAATACTCCCCTGGCCAGTGCTATTTAACTCGCAAACAAGTCCAAGATATGTTCCGCGTATCCCGCCAAACTATCTACATATGGCGGCAGCAGGGTATGCCATATCAGCGCCTCAACAGAGAGCTTATCTTCAATTACCAGGAAGTTTTAAACTGGGTGAACGAGAATAAATCCGATCACTCAGGGAATGGTAAATGTCAGGGGTCTTTCTAGTATCTCATAAGATATTTGACTCACCCGGATTTAAGAACGAGCCTTTTACGGAGCGCGAAGCGTTCTTATATCTTATCTCTGAGGCCAATAAAGAAGAAGCTGGAAGGAGGCGTTATCCACGCGGGGCATGCCACGTAACTACCCGACAACTCACGATGAAGTGGCAGTGGGCCAAGTCGAAAGTGTGGCGATTCCTTAGAAAACTAGAGCGGAACAAAAGTGCGACAATAAACGGAACACGAAACGGAACACTAATCGGAACACTTAACTATGCGAAATATCAAGATACTTTCCGAAACGTGAAACACCAAACGGACCGCAAACCGGAACACCAACCGGAACAAAAGTGCGACACCCTTAAACAACCTAACAACCAAAAACAACCTAAACAAAAGAAAGATACCCCCAAAAAAGTTCCCTATGGCCCTAACGGGTTTTGTGAGTTGACCACTGAGGAATATGACAAGCTCAAGAAGAAGTACAATTCTCGCTGCGACTACGGCGTTGCTGCCTTTGATGCGTGGGTCGCAAAGAAGAACGGCCAACTGCGGTGGTTCTACAAAAACTACCACTCAGCATTTACCTACCTAAATCCCAAGAATTGCTTCCTGTGGGAAGAGGCCGACAAGCTGATCGCCATCAATGCGAAAGAGCACGGAGGAGGAGTTGGCGCCCACAAGAAAGTGAGCTTTCACCAACAACGCTTACTGAATAAACTAGACCTATGACCTTAGACAGAGGAAACTATGAAAGCAAAGCAAAAAACCGTGTACTACTGTGATTACTGCAAAAAGAAGGGAATGATAGCCTATCACATAGAAAACCACGAGAAGCACTGCACGATGAACCCAGAGAGGCAGTGCGGGGTTTGCGCTGATGGAATTGATCTCCCCGAAGCAGCGGAAGCCTTCCGGGTGTTCTTTGTGGCCTACGAGAAGGAGAACACGAACCCTCCTACTTGGAACAACCTGCTTGCTGAGTACAAGGAATCCTACAGCGATAAGGAAATAGAGGAAAACTTGATGAATTTCGGGGAAAACTGTCCTGCTTGTTCGCTGGCCATACTGCGGCAATCAAAAGTGGGCTGGTATTTTGCTGAGTATAAGACACTGCTTCACCGCTTTATGTCTGAACGATGGGCAGAGGAAACAGCACAATACAGTTGTGGGAGTTATTGCTAGGTGGGTGAGCGCCGTTTTAAAAACCGTTTCGGGGACGACATTCGACGAACGGCCCAAAGCCCGCTCAGTTGGGCCTGAGAAGAGAAAGCCCCGCACAGGGCAAATATGGAGCTTAGGCTTCATCCTCCCAATCCACGTAATCCCCGAGCACTTCGTCTAGTTTCTGCTCTATCCGCGTGAGGGAATCACGAAGCGGCACTGCCCTATTGAGTCTGTTCTCTATCCAACTAGTCAGGTTCCCCCCACTTTCGTAGTTGGCGTTCTCCTGCCACTGCCTCATGTCTTCAACCTCAAAGCGCCTGCCCAACATCTTTTTCTCTGACATAAACTTTACTCCGTGCTATAATTATTGGTAGGAGATGGAACTTTCGATCTCGTTCATAGTTTTTTCCTTTGTTGTTCCCCCGTTAGGCTTGTCACCTGGCGGGGGTTTTTATTTGTATCGGTGCTCTACGATTTCCCGTATCCGGTCCCGTATGATGGCGAATCCCTCTAGGACTTCTATCAACAGCAATCCCCCTACCAACAAAGAGGCTAGGATTAGAAAGATAATCAACAACAGTTGAATTACTTGTTCCATCGCTTGTCCCACTCCTCTAGGGCGTCGTCTGCTACCTCGGCTGCATCCTCTGTCCAGGATTGCCCCACTATGTTCTCCGCCGTCATTAGGTCTAGATATAGTTCCGTCCAGAACTTCTTGCGCTCCTCCTGCCTATTTGTGGCCTTCATGTCCTCAACCCACTCAATGTGCCCCATTGTCCCCAACGCTCCGAAGCTAGGGTCCTGCAACTGAGCTTCCATTTTCTGGTGTTGTTCCTTCTTCCTCTTCGCTCTCTCCAGGTCGTTCAACTCGCGATTGTCCATGTTCCCCCTCTCTTGTTAGTCGCTGATAATGCTTCGACATTGCCTGTATGTGATACACCCACGTCGGCAAATCAAAAAATGCCGCCTGCCAGTTCTTGTCATTCTCCCACTCCTCCCTTGTCTCCGGGAGTGCCCCCAGAAAGTACATTACTAGGCCCCATGTCTGACTGCACATCTGTTGCCAAGTCTCCGCGTTCGAGTCCACCTTCTTGTACTGAATCATTTATCCCCCAGGAGTTCTTCTTTTGTTTTCTTCCGTTCCATGACCGCCAGCATGATTCCACTACTGGCCTCATATAAAAACAACTCGCGGACAAGGGATAGAGTTTCTCCTTGCATATTCCCGGGCGTTTTCATTGCTTCGGGAAACTGATCTCCCTCCCTCCAGCGAAATCTCATTGGACGCTCACATGGCGGATCGTCTTTGTGCTTATGTTTCCAGTTAATTGCGTTAAACGCATCTTCAAACATGCTCGCCATCGCTCTTATCCCTCGGGTCTATTACTTGCACATTCATCTGTCCGTCTTCGCGCTTCCAGTCTAGGTCCTCAATGGGCAAACGGAGCGCCTCACAGCACGCATCATCGAGAAACACCCTCGAGTCCTCCCTCCGAATGCGCTTAACATATTCACGCTGTGGCCCTAGCCTATGCACGTCCCTAGCGAATGGCACCAGGCCGTCCTTGGCAAAAAAGGTCATGCCAGTAACACGGAGTTGCTTTAGCGGAAATTGCAGTAAGTGAGTGAGCACAAGCAGGCCACTGAGCGGCTGTGTCTTGATTTCCTGGAACAACTCCTCTGCCCACGGACACGTATATAGGTGGTTGCGCCAGCCCTCGATGTATGGAGCGCAAGGAATGCCCCTGGCCTCATAGAACTCGTCTAGCTGCCGAATCATCTCCAGCGTGTAGGCGTTAGGATAACCCAGGAAGTGCCACACCCAGTCAAAGTTGTCGTTCTTGGCTATCACAAAGTTCTCGGCAACAACTCCCCCGGTCAGGTAGGCGATGTCCACCACATCATAGGTCAGCGCCTTCATGCTGATGCTGACAAACACATCGCAGTCCCGGATAAACTCGTCGTCCTCCTGCCCACCACACACTAGCGCCACTGTCTTACCCTCTAGGTATTTTTCGTATGTCGATGCTACGGTCATCAATCAGCCCCCTCCTCTAAAGGGTTATACGGTTCAACTTCCTCACTCTCTCCACACCAAAAACAGCGCCAGAACCAACCAGCCCAGCCTACGCACTTCCCGTTGGTCTGCCAGTTGACGTTGATCGGCTCCCCGCATTCGGGGCAGTCTTGAGGTGTGTTACGCATCTGCTAAGCTCCTGAGTGGTCGTTGCCATCGCAATCAAAAGCAACCCCGAAGTTATTGAATTCTCTGGCCTCCCTCTCCCTCTCTCTTCTCCGCTTTCGGTATCGTTGGCGCTTTGCTCGTTTCTTCTCTTGCTTCGCCTTGTCGGGTGTTTCTTCTGTCTCCTCCTCTGGTTGGCACCCGGCGCAGTACCGAGGGTAATCACAAGGATTATCAATGAACGTTCCGCATGTTTGGCAAAGCGTTCCATCCAACATCATGTCTGCTATTTCGCCCATTTCTCCTCCATTTTTTTATATATATATTTGGGGAGGTAGTCCATAACTTACCCCGCGTTGCTTCCACATATGCAAGACGAAGGGATGAAGATTGACGTAATCAGATTGTCTGGGATGAAACTGCACAACCGTTTCCTCTTCGTCCCAGAACATATCTTTTACGATGCACATCTCCCCCCATCTCGGACATCGATGCTTCAAGCTCACTGATACGTGCTCCCAGTCAGAATCTTCGTGTGAACCACTAGAAATTACGTGCAACTCAAACCGGTCTACCTTTATAGTAAAGTCCCCGTAACTAGCTCCGTCCTTGCTCGGGGGGTATTTGTTACGGTACGCATCTAGTTTGTTGTTTGGTTCAGGTTTCATGCGTTAATCCAGTCCCTCCCCTCGGCAATCGCCAACATGCGCGTGAGAAATCCCACGTCGACGTTTTTGCGGGTGAAGCGCTTCAGTTCGTATTCCATATCGTGCCATTTACAAGCTGGGGTAAAGGGATGACTGGGCGGCAATTTAAACCGACCCACACCACAGCCATCCTCGCCAGTGTCTTCCCCCCAGTGCCAGTAGTACCAGCCGACTGGGCCTCTGGCTAGGAAGTAGAACGCATACGCCTCAGTCTTTAGCTTTGTCTTTGTCCAGTTCATCTAGTTTCTCCTTAACTATTCGCGTGCATATTTTACCAAATCAAGAGTCCTGGGTTTCTAAAAACTACTATCATCGACGGGAACCGGGCGGAGGTTTCCCCGCCCTGATAACGTACACGACCGGCGATAGGCCGCCATTCCCCGAAGGGCTTTACCAGTTTATGAAACCAGGCTTGTTCAATACGGGCTGGGAGTAGTAGTGCAGCAAGGATACACGATCCGTCGCGGTTTTCGTTGTATGCCTTCTCTACCCAGGGCACCATATTCCCCCGACTATATGGTGGGTTACAAAAAGCCCGCTCACCGGCCCATGATTTCGTTAGTCCGTCATCATCCTTATCGTAATATTTCTGTACCTTCGCGTTATCTTTGCTAGCACAAACATCAACCGAAAAGTTAAATTCCAAGTTAAGGGTATCGAACAACCCCTGTGGTGTGCCGAATTCGTCTGAGCTTGATGTGAGGATCATGATCTATTCCTTATAATTATCAAACCAATGAAAGGTTGAAGCTCCCATAACAAACCCCACGAACCAGGGGATTAGCATAGACTATTCGGCAGCGGAGATTATGACTTGAGAGATTGAGTTCCCTGGAATGTTGTCTGTATAAAGATAAACATCAACACTAACTAAAATGGCTGCTGAAAAGAAAATGAACACCCAGGTTTTAATCACTTAATAGATCCTCAATTCGTTTGACCTTCTCTCGATAACCAGGCTGGGCGGACAGCCAGGAAAGAACGGGGTAGCACCAGCGGAGATAGTCTCTAAGCTCATCAATCACCTTGCCCTTGTCTGTTACACACCTTTCCAGGAATTGGTTTTTTCCCCTAAGATTAGCTTCTCTCTCTAGGCTCTTCTCCCTCCAGTTACTCATTATCTCTAGTCGCTTCTTAAGCTCTTTAACCTCCCCATGCTCCTGCTGTAGTAACCGTGCTTGGGTGTCTGCCCATTGATTGCTTTTTGCTATCTCGTCCCTTAGCTCCTGGTTTTCTGCTAATGTGGTTGCCAAATCTTCGGCGGCGGTGTGTAGCACGTCGCCACAGTTGTTCACGGTGACATAATTTCCGTCCGTGTAGTGAGTCTTTAATCGGTTTTGTATTTCGTCATTCATCTAGCATCTCCTTGATGCGTTTAACCTCTTCCGTGGAAACGAAGTTGCCCTTATCGTCTGTTGTTATTGGCACGTGGTTCTTGGCAAACGTCCAGCACCACCCCAGCAACTCCCTAAGTTCCTGGTTTTCTGCTTGGAGCTTTTGGCCCTGGCAGTAGTCGCAGAAGACGGGCTGACCAACCACGTATGCCGTAACTCCGGTTCCACAGTTTTCGCAACTAGCCATCACTCGCTTCCCTTCTCTCTGCGCTTGACCTCAGCCAGAACAGCGTCGGCTAGATCGCAGACACGTTCTGCTAATTTTGGCACATACTCCCCGGAGTAGTATTCCTGTCCTTGACACGCAATCTCTCCCTGTAACGCGGCCCTCACCAAGTCTCGGCGGTAGAGGCGGTCTTGGTCATTGGCGAACTGTTCTGACTTTGCGTTTGCTTCTTTCAGCCCTTCTACTTGTAATAGAAGGTTCGTTACGTCTGAGCCTCTTTCGTAAATGCCTCTCATTCTCCCTCCTCTGGAGGGGGTGGGAGGGGTTGCCAGTGGGTGACCACGACGTTCCCGTTCCCCTCTCCTAAGCAGTGCCAACCGCTACCGTCTACTTCTAACCAAGCTCTTGCTACTACCTTAGCTTTAGTAGTTTTGTTCTCTATGCACACCATTACGGGCTTGTTGTATGGTGGGGACTCCTCCACTCTCACCCAATCGGATGAGCGGCAATGCCGAAGATAATTAGCTACATCCAGCATTATTCGGTCTATAGCGGTCTTGTCGGTGGTTAATATTTCCATCCCTCCACGTAGCTCTATTAAAAATTCGCGGTGGTCTTCATCTGTCATTTGTTCTTCCATTTTCTCTTGTGTAATGTTCATCACCCTCCGTCCGATGTTGTGTCTTATTCGCTGTTACTTTTCCCCAAGCATTTGCAGTGGAACTAAGGACTCGTTTAGTTTCACACTACCCCCGTGATACATATTTGCTTGGCTACAAATCGCACGAGCTTCTTCTGTCTGGTAAATCCCCGCATTAGCAATGTTGGTGGAATAACCCTTATTGTTTTCCTTCCACCAGGCTTTATGCTCATGACTCCAGATGTAGTATTCCCCTTCCATGTTCCCTCCGTCCGGTAGTTCGGTTATTGGGTTTTCACTTCCTCAATCGTTACCATAAACACCTTTCCCCCAACGGCTATGCGCCTTGTGGCCACAGGGCACCGTGCTGGCGTGGGACTCCCCGTCAAATAGCAAATCACCCTCTCCCGACAACGGGCAGATAGGTTGCCTTTATAGTTTAGAAACCGGGATAAGGTGGACGCACTAACTCCGGTTGCATCCTCTAGCCCACGCAGCGATAGCCCGGTGCTTTGTTTTTCTCGTATCCCTCTTTCTATCTGTGCGTCTCTCATGTCCGATACTCCCGTTTATCAGCTATAACCCTTCTGGGTCTTCCTTGTCCCCATAAGCAGCAAACATCTCGGCGTCATCCCGCCAGCCGTCTTGTCTAACCTCCTCCTCTGGTGGGGGTGGGAGGGGCCTTGTGTTCCAGGCGGCTACGGCTTCGGCTTCAGTCCGATCAGCGCCAAGTCTACCCCAGCACTTTAGGCATTCAACCCACCATTCACAGCAATCGTCTTCTAGTCGTGGCTCACCCCCGCAAAACGGGCACGGTTTGAGTTGGTTAGTCACTGCTCCCCCCTGTCCTTACTAGACCGAGGGTAATAGCTAGTTCCAAACACGTCATGTCCTGCATCATGTACTGCGCCTCCCCACATGACTCATTCGACCTACCATTCCGATCAGTCCCCATTACACATTCATACTCACACTGATCGACTTGCCGCCGAGTGAAGCCAAAGCACTGCCCGCCCTTGTTGCAGGCATAAGCGCAGTAGGTTTCACAGGTCGGCCCGTCGTATCCTCCCCCACCTCCACCGCATGAACATAAAAAGATAGCTGCTAAGACTATTCGTTTCATTGCTCCCTCCTAAGAAGCGCCCGGTGGCTGCGGTAGCCCACTGCTGGCCTGTTGCCATTAAGTAGTACCCCCCGCTGGAGGCCACCGGGCATATGTTATCTCCTACTCAACTCGCTTGATAGACATTCCAACTGCTGCATCACTTCGTTGTGCTTCTTATTGCTCTCGAATGCATGAAGGGCCATGCAAAGAAACAACATAACAAAATAGAAGACTATCCAGTCTCGCATCACTCCTCCTCTGGTGGGGGTGGGAGGTGTTGCCAACGCCACGGGTTCTTATTCCCCCAACCTAAAACAGAACTCCAAACAAGTACGTCCCATCCAAACTGCGTTAGGCATAAGTAAGAACCTGTTTCTGGTGGGTCAGTCTCCACCCTCACCCAGTTGGATGCTCGGTGTCTTGTGTTCCAGGCGGCTTCGGCTTCGGCCTTAGTCGGCTTCCACGGACCAGCGCACCCAGAGTCGCACACCCCCCTCCACCAAGCGTCTGGCATGCATCCTGGTTCAAGTTCTAACTCCTGCTCACTGCTGCCCGGTGGGCAGAACGGACATGGAAGAAGTCGCTCTTTGCTCTCGTTCATGTTCCCCCTCATGTGACTGTCTGTGGCCAAACATTGAGTCGATGCCGAGTCAAAGCTTCAATCAAAGTGTCAACTGCGTCCATAGATTTAAGGCGAAGGGCCATCGGGATAGGCACGTCCTTCAAATTGACTTGTAGCCACACCTGTTCCGGCTGACCAGACCCATCAGGGGTAGGGCACCATTCAGTCACGTTGTAGCTTTCTATTTCCATCACCGGGCCACATGCCTGCCCGCTGAATGTTTCTGGTGGTAGTTTACGCATATGGTGAACTTACTCTCTCTGATTCTTTCTTTACTCCAGTCTCGCCAAGGATGAACTCAACATCAATCACATCCCCACTCTTTAGTTGGTCCCAGTTCTCCTCGATGTACCGATGGGCCTCGGGTAAGGTTCTCCCCCCTCCCCATCCATAGGGGTCGTAGGAGGTCTTGTTGTTCTCCAGCCAAACCACCTGAATCAAGCGAAAGTCCGGGCCAAACCCAGCACGCCGCAACAGATAATCCTCCTTCTTGTGCCTGTCAGGCTGAATCGCTATGCACATCACGGGTATGAATGTCGCCGCATCTCGTATCTCAAATAGTTTCATAGTTCCTTTGCTCTCGTTTATGGGGGACCACCCCCCTCCCTGGAAAAAGCGGGGCTGGGTGCCTTGTGTCTCACCCGCCCCCTACGGTTTAGCGTCTTAGCGCAAGAATACCGGACCGCTAGAATATTGTAGCAGCCCGGCGCTAGCTTGGTCAATCAACAACTTGTGAATCCTTGTACGTAATGCTCTCGACCCGGCACAAGGGCTCCATCGAGGTGAAGGACTGAACCGCGAGGATATAAAGCGCAATCCCTGATAGTTGAATTATCATTACTGCTGCGGGAACTGCGATAATCCACAGAAGCGCTCGTTTGGTTTTCTCAATCACGGTTCCTCCGGGCTATTACTGCGCCTAGCCTGCGGCGTTCTGCTTGTGTGTATGCGTCCATTGGAGGCGTCACGTAAAGCTCATGTACTGCTTGCGGCGCCACGATTGCCGAATATCCCCCCGGTGTCACGACGGCACATGCGGCGAATATGGCCCCTATAGCCCACATTAGAAGGACGATAATAATCCATTGTGCTATTTCCATGTTGTTGTCCCTTTGTTATGTTAGTAAAACCTAATTAGTCTGGATATTTGGTTTGTCCTCTATTGGAATTTCTTTACATAGCGAGGTAACCATCCAATCGTACCCACTAAAGCCGCACGATTTCCTGCGAAGCTTTGCTGCTTCATTGCTCTTTACTTCCCTTACGTTAATGCGAGTAGACCAGCCATCGTTCCATGAGTAGTGAAATGGGCTGTTAGTGAGTAGCTTGGTTGCCGTTATTATTCCCTGCTTCCCGTGGAAGCTTCTCGTCAAGTGGTAGCCTGCTCCTTCTCCAGACCATTTACCGTTCCAACTACCCACGTTCGGCATGTCTAGTGTAAATGCTAGGATCATAAGTTGTTTCCCTCGTTGTTGTTAGTAGTTCATTCCCGCGTAATTGTCTGCTTTCGGTTCCTCCCATTGTTCACTGAGGTTCATAATTTCAAAGCCTAATTGCTCGGCGAGTTGTAGTGTTTTCTCTGTCAATCCTTTCGTGCCCGCAATGGCAGCAAAATGTTTAGCGTTGTCGCATGCTGGTATGGTTGCGATGGCGCCGAATAGGTAATCGATTCGGATTTGTATTATGCCGGGTTGCCCTGGGTATGCTGGGTAACTGCGGCGGCGTTGTCGTTTGCGTTTGCTCATTATGTTATCTCTCGCAGTTCTTCCATTACATCATGGAACAAGCGGAGGACTTTAGAGTATTCAGTTCTCACGGCCAAGTATGTTTCTGTGTGCTTTTTGCTGTCGGTGTTATATCCGTAGTCGCAGCAAAACTCTTCAAAGTCGCCTGGGTCATGGTCTTGTAAGCATGCTAGGATGTCGTAGGCAGTAGGTTCTCTTTTTTTCATCCACTGGCCCCTGATCGGCCTGATTTCATGAAAGGCTGAGTTCGTAAACTCGAATGTTTCTTTCTTCTCGCCTCGATTAATCGTACAGAGGTATTTACAGCGCTTCATCAACACACGCTCGGTTTTACCGGAACGATATTCCCCTATATACGGTTTAAGGTTCGGGTCAGCAAACACGGCGATTAAGTCAAAAACAATGGTTGCGTTGTGTTTGCGGCAGAAGTTATTAGCTTGCTGCTCGTATTCGTTTAGCATGTCGTTTTCCTTTATTGCTCCCGTTCATAGGGTTTGGGTTTTTTCCTTTAGTTTAAGATTGGGGGATTTCTCCCCCGGATTGTTAGGTGTGAATGCTCCAGCCGTTTACGGGTGTTAGGGTGCATGAGAAGGTTGGTGCGGCGCCGCTGCCGTATCCGTCGATTTGTCCGTGGAAAATGAGTCCCCCAACAAAGCCGCAGTCGCCGAAACCAAATGATAGTGGGGCAAAGTCTTTGTAAAGCGTTGCTTTGAGGTTTCCTAGTTGTTTGAGTCCTTGGTTTAGGCTTCTAGTTAGGTCGTCGCGTTGTTCTTTTGGTTGTTCGAGTAGGTATTTTTGGCATTTATCGAGTTGCTCTGCTGCGTTGTCTTCGATGGTTAGGTGTTCGGGTATTTGAATGAACATTGTCGTTTTCCTTCGTTGTTCAGTGGGTATAGTGCGCTTGCCCTAGGCGCGGAATTGGTTCGTAAATTGGGCGGATTGTGCATGTCTGGCAAAGTGGCTTGCGTTTCTGTTTATTCTGCGCTTGCTTATATTCGAGTGAGATTGAGAAATATTGTTTGCAGCAAGGGCAAGGGATCTGAATTAGTTTATCACTCATGGGCTCACCTCAGCGGCGTAATACTGAATCACGGTTGCAAAGTGTTCTGGGTCGCCGATTTTGTCACGTGCGCTTAACTCTTCAGATAAAATGTTGAAGAGCGGGTTTGTGTGATTGGTGTGTTCTATGGCGTCCAGGATGAAGCGCGTCGGAAGCTGGTGCAAGCGGCGCAAAAATAGATTCTGGATTGCTAACATTGTCGTTTCCTTCGTTGTTTGTTGTCTTAAAAACTGCGGGGAACACTCTCCCGTGAAAGTGCTCACCCGTAATTTTTGCGACTAGTGGCGCATAAATACTTTGATGTGTAGTGCTTGAACGGCTAGCAATGCAAGGTCTGCGAGGTCGATGTCGAGTTCTGCCTGTATTTCCTGACATTGCCGTTTGAATAGCTTGAATTGTGCTGTTTCGTTTACTTCCGTGGTTTCTGGTTTAGCTACCTCCAAAACTGGCGGCGTGGGTGGTGCCGGTGGTTGTGGAGCTGTCTTCGGTGTTGGCCTGGATTGGTCAAGCTGTGCCGATACTTTGTCGTTTTTTGCTTTGAGTGCTTGTGCGAAGTCCATGATTTCCTTTGTTGTTATGCGGCCAGTGCAAGTTCTAAAGCTCTGCTGTTTACTGCTCGGTTTCCTCCAAACCATTGTGCATTTAGTCGTGAGTCGTCGCCGTTTCCAGCGTCGTGGGTTAGGTATTCGGTTACTGCGTTGTATGCCTGCCAAGCTGTTTCACGTGTGGCTGGCACAAGCTCAAGCCCTCTTTGATTGTCGATCAAGTCTTGAACCGTTTGAACTTTATTGAGCGTTTTTGTGGATATGGGTTTTTTCTCTTCGATTGCTTTTTCCTTCATCTGCTTGGTGATAAAGACATCTTCAATGTAAAGCTCTTGTTCTTTGCGCTCCATCTTTTTCTCTGCAAGTTGGCGATACATTAATACTGAGTTGTGGTGTTTTGCTAACCTCCGGTCGATGTCCTGCTTAACGTTGTCAATGCGTGATTTCAGGTTTTTGGTGTGTTTGAAGCGGACAATAGAATCAGCGTCTATTTGGTCTGCAAATTGGAGCGTGTTGTTGCAAACTACTCTGACATTAGTTTGTCCGATGCCGTGTGCTAGGCTGCCGTCAAAGCTGGTGTAAACTAAGCAGTAACTTTTCACGGTGTCGTTGCCCACAATAGGCTCTTCACTGTTTTTGATTGCAGCAAGTGCCCAAAGTCGGGTGCCGTTTCTTAGACTGCCGCCTGCTTCCAGGGTTACAAGGCCCGAATCAAGCCACGGTTGGAAGAAATCAAAAGCTTCTTCCGGTTGTATCAGAGTGTAGCCGCTGCCAACCACGCCTAAAAGCTCGCCGTCTGAACGGACAATAGCTTTGTGTGTGTCTATGTCCATTGTTTCGTCGGTGTCTTCGAGGTGCGCTTTAAGCTCAAGCTCGATTAAGTGTCTACCAGCATAAGCAATCAAAGCAGCTTCGCGTGTGTCGATGTGCTCTTCCAAGGTTACTCCAAGGCCGTGCCAAGCTGGTTTGCCAAAGTAGAATGCGTTGTTTTCTTCGATGTCATGCATGTCGTTTTTCCTTGTTGTTTGGTTTAGATGATCCGCGCAACACAAGCTGAACTGCCTGCGCTGCGTGGGGCACCTGCCCCGGTTGTTAGTAGCCTGCGGGGTAAGAAACGTCTCTAATATAGTCGCTGTCTTCACGTTTAATGATGTCAATCCAGTGTTGTGCATCCTGAGCGGGGCAAGTCAAGCGACCGCTGCCGCATCTGATAAGCACGGGGCGGAGTCGGTCTTTCGTAACAGCGGCTTGAATGTCTTCGGGGGAACAAAGATAATAGTCTTTCCAGTTGTCTGATTTCATGTCGTTTTTCCTTTGCTAGTTGGTATTGTTGTCTTAGTATCAGTCTAGCATATGCTAGCAGGGGAAGGAAGAAGATAATTGGGGTGTTACAAACTTATTACATTTGGTAGGGGCATCCACTAATAACCGTTTGTGCAAATTACACAGAATAGACTTAATTGCTTGCGGGTGCTAGCCCACTGCTTTGGAGGTCGGCTCTTAGACGGGGGTTATGGAATCCTGGTTAGATAGTTTTTTGATGTCTGTTTGGTCTTGATGGCGGAGTTCGCTTGTTTCACCGCCCCACTTGCGGGTAAGGGATTGCCCCGATTCCTCTTTTACTGTCAATTAGGCTTTGTTTATGGAAAGGATTAGCAAGGAGGGGGAGTGGTGGGGTTTTGGGGTGGAGAACCAGCGACATGATGAGTATCGTGGAACAGATAGAGCCAAGAAGAGAACTCGCGTTCGGGCGCGTCATTAATGGGGCTGTTGGGTCTTCGCTCTAACATACTACCGTAGATCTTCTTAATTAACGCGAAGCATATTGATTTTTAACTAAGTCTGAGGAGCTACTGCACCGCAGGACTAGGCCAAGGTGAGGGCACCGCGGCTATGAGTCTTGGCTGTTGGGGGGCTTTAACACTGCATCATACACCCACATCACTACCAACGGGACGTATTCATCCTAACGACTAACTCTAGATTGTGCCTTGGGAGGGGACTCTTTAGGTGGGGTCTTAGCGAGCCTCATGGGTTATATAGGAACTGTTGATAACCACCTTGTCAAGTACTTTCTGAGAAGGCCAGTGTGTGCGGGCAGTTACAGATGTGTTGTTACAGTGTAACTTAGCGTTTGGTACAATATTGAGTAACTTATGTGATGTCCGATAAGTCTTGTTATCGGTCAATATGGAGCCCGACAGCGAGAGGGCCCTTGTTCTCGTTTATGGCGCTTTGGGGTATTCACATATCTTCCTTACTCCCTATAAGGTGGGGTGGTCTGGCGTTCGGCCGGTGAGCGTGTGGGCTACTGCCCCCCAGGCCCCGGACGTGCGTGCTCGATATACATACATATTACCGCAGTGTTGGGTGTGCCGTGCCGTGGTTCTTCCTTACTGCCGTGTTAGCTGCGTATGCCTGGTGGTGCTGGGCTGGTGGGTGGTGGGGTCCTCGAGGCACTAATGCCGAGTCCTTCCGTGTGAGTCACGAAGTGTGAAGAAATGCGCATGTCTCCCTCCCTCCCCGTTAATACCCCGTCTATGATTTTTCACCAAAACCCCAGATAGAAGGTGAGTGGAAGCATGGGGGAATGTATCTATATGAGGGAGTTAGTGTTTTCGCAAACGATAAAAGTGGTGCGCGGTGGTGTGTAAGTGTGGTATGTGGATAAGTGTCTAGTGACGGTTACGGTGAAAGTGGGAGAGTGACATGGCGAAGAAGAAGAAGGAAGGGTTGTTTGGTGAAGTGGGATTAGCTGCTGATGTGACTGAGATTGCGGGGGCTACTCCTGACGAGGTGATTGTTGACGAACTCACCGAGGACATATCGGCGTCGATACCGATAGTGAGTGTGGAGTTGAAGTTGGAGAGGGCTGATTCCTTACTGCGAAAATTGCGACCGATCATAGCGTCGCGGCAGGACTTGACGGCGGAGATGGAGGAGTATTTGGCGTTGAAGACGGTGTGACGTGGGGGAGAGATACAATCCAGACTTAGAGCCGGAGCAGCCGTTGCGCAGATGGTATACGCGGGTTGATGGTGGTAGGAGGGGAGTGAGTGTTCAGTGTTGGCGCAATGAGTCTGTTTATGACCGGAAGCCGTATGCGGTGTTCAAGATTGATGTGTCTTGGCGCAAAAACCACAAGGACGGTTGGCGGGAGAAGATGACGTGGAACACTGTTGAGTTGGAGACGCTGTATCATATATTGCGAATGGATGCGATACCGTTTGGAATGAGGGTGTTGCAAGGATTGGAGGATGGCAATGAGTCCTACGGAGAAGAAGAGCCCGAAGCGCAGGGTGGCGAAAAAGAAGCCGGAGAGTAACGGAGTAGAGCAGAAGCTTGACGTTCTCATTGACGTGCTCCAGAAGTTGACTATTCCCGAGCAACCTCCCTTCACTATTAGTTGCGACACCCCCCCTGAACCAATTCCCTCACCGCCTCCTCCTCCACCGAAAGTGGTAGACCAGTCTATTGTTGCGGACATACTCGGGGGACCGCCACCAGCGGAAGGTAGTGACACCCCTGACTATACGGGCACCCCCGGAGAGAGCATACCGCTAGTTGTGCCTGGAGCACTTCCCCTTACTGCCCCTCTTAGTGACCAGCCAAATTTGAATTCGCTGCAAAACCTACAGGTGAAGATCAACAACATAGAGCGCAGGCAGGAAGCCCTGGAAGCTATCATTCGCCAGCACCAAACAGACCTTACTAACGCGGACATTCGGATGAAGCAGACAGAGAGCCGAGTGCAGAATCCGCAATCAGGAATGAGGATTAATTAATGAAAGAGGCACTAAACGCCGAGCGGAAAACCGTGTTGAGTAAGCAGGACAGTTTGGAGAATCAGGTGAAGTGTCTGCTTGATGGCACTGTTAATCGCCTACGCATTGACGACTTCTATAGTGCGGTTTCTGTGGACAAGCACATCACTATTTGCTCCACTGCTCCGGGGTCGCATGACAATGAGCAGCTTGGAGTGTTCTGGAGTAGCTTGAGCGCTCTGGCTCGATTCCTTACTATCGCCCATCGCATTCAAAACCCGGAAGCTGCGATCATGGCGGACGAGGAGAAAGCCCGTGAGTTCGTCAATGAGTTGAGGGGGTTAGAGGAGGAGTCTGTGAAAAAGGGTGACAAGCCTAAGAAAAAGGTGTCACAATAAGGCATGGACCTGACTGAAAAGATACTGGAAGTTCTCGAGCATTTGCGCTCACATCCTCTTGACTATACTGGTTGCGCGAAGATATTGGACATGGAGTTCCTGGAATTTATGGAACTTCGCGGATTGCACCTGAAGCGATTCATGGAGGTGGAAGAGGAGTCCTACAACATCCTCGAGCATTTGGTGATGATGGACGCAATGGGGCAGGAACTTCCTGAGAAATACAAGAACTATGATTTTCAGAAAGCCCGGCATGTACTGGCCTGTCGTAAGGGTTGGAATGCCACCAGTAAGATTCAGCGTGTGCCGGTCAAGCCAGCCGAACCTACTGGAAAGGGCAAACAACTAGTCGATGATTATCTATCTAAGAAAAAGATAGGGGACATGGATGGAACCGGGATTAAAATACTTTCTACAACTGCCAGACGGAACATGCAGTAAGCTTTACGAGGACCCGGAGCCCATCGTCGACGCCTGCACGGAAAATGGGAGGACCGGCGATGTTTATGCTGGCTGGTTTGCTCCTGCACTGTTTGCGCACATTCGTCCGGTGATTGAATTTGCCGAAAACGAAGATAGTGTCGAAGAAACTCAGGCCAATAGCCCGAAACCCGAAGCTCAAGGGCCGAAAAGCCCCGTGCGAAAGAAGGCTAGAAGAGCAAAGAGAGCTTCTAAGGCAGATAAAGGAGCAGGATCCGCTAGCGTTCTTCCAGGCAACGGCGCAATTCGCCAAGACTGACTACTGGTTTTACCTTAACGAGATCCTTCAATACCGCTGGATGGACCCGTGGCTCCACGGCGAGGAGATTATACCCTTTATTGACCGCTATGAGGCCGATCCTGGGTGCCTACTCCTTGTTCCGCGCGATCACGGCAAGTCTGGAAGCATCACTGCCTGCCGACCGGCATGGTGGTTAGCCAGAAACCCCTTCGTTACCTGCGTTATTTGCAATGCAGCGGAGGGTAAGGCCAACCAAATGGCCAAAGTTAACTCCAAAATCATCTCAAACAACAAGAATTATCAGCATTGCTTCCCTGACGTGGTTCCAGGAGACAAGTGGGGGGATAAGGGCTACTGGCTCAACCTTGATGCCATGACTGAGGGGGATTTTTCCGTAGAGCGCATCGATCCGGCCATCGGGAGCTATGGCGTAATGGGTAACATTACTGGTTCCCACTGGAACGGCGGGATGATTCTTGATGATGTGATTAATGAGGAAATTGCTGACTCGCCCGTGAAGATGAAGAAGGTCAAGAAGTTCTACGGCGAGGCAATGAGAACCCTTAATGACTATGTGCCCTTCATCGTTATCGGCACCCGCTGGGAATATGACGATGTTTATGCTGATATTCTGGAAGACAAGAAGGTAGGGACACACGCGCCACTCGAGAAGATGGTGCTGGGCATCAAGGACAAGCAGGGGTATTTCATCTGGCCGCGCACCACTTACTTCGATATGAGCGGCAATGAGATGGTTGTCGGGCAGAACGAAGAGACAGATGCATCTCACAAATCTAATGCTGGACATCGCTATTCTGGGCAGTATTGGAATCAACCCATGAGGGACGTTGACCGGCAATTTGATGTCGAAATGTTGAAGAGTTTCCTCAAGATACCGCCATTTTCACTGGGCCGAGTAATAAAAGTTGGGGTGGAGTGTGACAGCCAGGCCGCGAACCTCGTAACCACCTTCCGGGCCATGATGAAAAAGGAGAATCGCAGCTTCCCCATTGAGGGGTATAACGCCCCGAAAACAATGAACAAAGAGACTAAGATTAAGACCAATCTTCAGCACTGGATAGCGGACGGTCAGTGCCACCTAGAAAGGAGCATACTTTTAGCCGATGATAGTCTCGGACAAGAGATTAGGGACTTCCCCAAAGGAAAAGATGATTGCATTGATGCCTTTGCATGTGCTACCAATTTAGCTCATGAGGGAAGTGCGGAATCTGCGCCAGGTGTTTTCATCTGGATGGACCCGGCTTTTTCAGTCGATGATGATGCAGACTTCACCGCCATTGTTGCCGTTTGTAAGTATAATGGTGAGTTATACGGACTAGCGTGCGACAGATTTAAGACAGCCAAGACGGACTATCAAGCTCGTCGGTTGTTCTTAATGGTGGACCGCTTCACCAAACCTCAGCACTTCAGGCGTCGAAAGCAGGCCCCGAGAACAATCGGATTCAGGCCCTCAACTCAGCGCGAAACCGAACCTTCCATGAATATATCCCGTTATGACGACGGATTTCACATGCAACCCCTAATACCAGGAGGTAAGTAATGCCTAGCAATAAAGCTCAGTACAAAGAAGCCCCGCTTGGCGTGGGAAAGATGCCAGAAAAGTCTGGTCCTGAGTGTGCCAAGAGAACTGGCGGATCTAGTGGCTCAGAGGTCAAAAGTTGGTCGATGCCCAAAGGTGATGGCACTGGCTCAATGAAAAGCGAATCTCCCGATCCTGGCTACGACGCTAAGAGAGAGGGTATAGGCAAAACTGTTCCTACTAGTCGACACGCGAAAGACCCACTGTAGGAGTCAGGCATGGTCCGCCTCACTGGTAAGAAACGACAGACGCATATCGTCGAGCAGGTGAACGAGGTTCGGCGCTTCTCCCAAATGAAGATGGAGCCTGACAGGTCCCGTTGGGAGGTGGCGCAGAGCCTCTTTAGAAATCAGCAGGACTGGGGAAAGACCCGCGATGAGAATCCGTGGATGAGTAGGGTGTTTATTCCCTTGTTCTCCGCCGTGGTGAGGCAAGGGGGAGCCACCGCCTACAACATGATCTTCAGCCAGCCGGAGATTCTGAGTCTCGAGAGTGATGACGCAGACGCGGAATTCACCCGCATTCTTCAAAACATGCTTCGCTACGAACTCGGACAGACCGACTTTGAGACTCGCTTCTACGAGGGGATGCTGATTGGAAGTATTTATGGGGTGCTTCCAATGGGCTGTTCCGTAACCCCAAGGCTGGCTATGAAGCCGCAGATAGTTGTTGATAACCTCGAGAAGCAGGACCAGAAGGAACTAGAGAAGATAGCGTCCAAAATAGAGCAGGACGGAGTTGACTTCGCCAACGACGAGGAGGGGATGGAGGCGGCACTCCAAAAGGCGGTGAAGGAGCTTACTCCCGTGGGTAGCCGCATTGCCAACATGCGCATTGGCAGTAAGAAGGTGATGCAGTTAGGGAGTCAGTTTGATCTAATCAATCCGTTCAACCGCTTCTGGGAACCCAACGTCAGCAACATTAACGACACCCTTTATGACATTGAGCAGCAGTTTTGGCGCTTCTATCAGTTAGAGGCTTGGTTTGAAAACGGCATTCTTGACCCCAGGAAGAGAAAAGACGTGCTGAAAGGCGGGAACGCCGAGGGCAGCACGGCCAACGCCGGACTCACTCACTCCAGCACCAGGGAAGGGCAGGACTATGCCCAGAAGAACCAGCTAGAGGAATCTAGTCCTTACTTCCCCGAATGTGAGTTGCTCAACTACTATGGCCCGCTATTAGACAAGGACGGGGCTATTCTCGAAGAGAACAAGCACTTTGTTGTCGTGAACGATGTTCTCTGCAAGGACCAACAAAACCCTTACTACACTCAGGAGTCTCCCTACTACACAGCGACCTTCTCCAAGGTGCCGTTTAAAGGAGTGGGTGCCGGAGTTGCCGATCCTGGCATTGACCAGAACTTACTGATGAACGACATCTTCAGCCTCTACATGGATATGCTGAAACTGGCCGTTCTTAATCCCACTGTCTATGACTCCTCTAAAATCGCAGACCCATCTCAGTTAGAAAACGGTATCGAGCCAGCCGCATTAATCGAGGGGCTTGGTGATGCCGGAAAGATTTTCTCTCAACTGCCCGTAGGTGTGGGTGTGGGGGCTAGTGTGTTGCAGGCCGTCCAGTTCTTGCAGCTTACAGCAGAGCAGGGCTCTTCGGTAGACACCCAGGAGAGCAACCCGAGTTCTCGTGCAAGAATTACAGCAGAAGAAATCCGCTCCAACTTGACTCGTCAAGGGCAATCCCAAACGACCATGGGTGCCATTGTCGACAACGAGGTGATAAGGCCCACTGCTAAAAGAGTATTGGCCAATATCCTTCAACATGGATTTGAGAGAGGCAACCTAGAGCGCATACGGGATCAGGGAGTCATAACCGGGGCGGACTTTGATTTACTCGTCGGTGTTGACAAAATTGCTCGCTACAATGAGGTGATGAGTCCTTGGCGAATCAAGATTCATGGCTTTAGGGACATCCTGGAGAGAAACGACCGGGCGCAGCGTCTTACCGAGTTCGTTACTGTTGGAGGACAGAACCCGAGCATGGATGCGGACATTGACTATAAAGAAGTTCTTCGTGGTTTAGGGGAAGCCCTTAGTCTCGATACTGACAAACTCATTCGCCAGAACACTCCACACGACACTGCTCGAGAGGAGAATAGGATACTCGCTGACGACAAGATGATTCAGCCACACCCAGACGAGGAGCATCAGGTCCACCTCAATGTTCACTATGAGCAAGTTCTAATCACGCCAAACGATGCAACCTCTGGCCACATTCAGGTTCACGCTGAGTTTGCGGCGCAAATGGGGCTACAGATTCAACCCGTCCCACCAGAAGTTTTGGACATCATGGGACTTAACGATGAAGAACCAGCACCAGTTAATGGAGCGGCAGTTCAATGAAAGACAAGCAAATGTTCCTAAAAAGGCTTCAGCAAGACTCGCAATATCAGCGGTTCATTGCTCAGCCAATTAGGGCCATGAAGAAAGAGTCAGAGGACATACTGAAGGATTCGGAGTCCTCTGAAGCGCAAGTTCGTTATGCTCAGGGAATGTGCAAAGTACTTGATTGGCACGAATGGATTTTCGAGCAGAACGACGTACAGATAAACGCGATTGAAAGAAATAAGAAGGACCAACATGACGCTAGAAACAGAAAACCCAACTACACCCACGGGCGATACTGCACCTAAAACAGAAGGCAGTACGACTCCGCCGAGTGTAACAATGGAGCAGGTCGAGGCCCTGACCAAATCGGCGATTGCCGAGGCGATTGTCGCGCAGAAGGGTGAGACTGACAAAGTTGTGAAAGAGGCGGCAGACCAAACAAAGGCTTTGCAGGACAGACTGAATGCTGCAACTACAGCCCTTCAGGGAGGAAACGCCACCAACCAACAGCGGGTAGTAGTAGAGCAGTTCCTTAAAGACCCAGTAGGCACCTTCTCGGAAGTGATTGACGCCGCTGCACAAAAGGCAGTTGAGACAGTCGACGAAAAGAAGGCCATAGACGATGAGTTTGATTTAGCTCTCAACACTCAGCGGCGCAGACACGAAGACAATAACGTCCCCCTTACTGACAAGGAGTGGAGCACTATCGGTTCTTACTACGCCACTATGAACCCGAACGAAGGAACCATTACGGAACGGTTTGATGCTGCTGTGAAACAATATCATGATCTCGTTGAAAATCTCGGACTGGGCAATTTTGAGGCGCGTGTAAAAGCGGCAGCCTCGGTGCCGAGCAAGAGCGCAAGTACCCCCGGTGGGTCGCAAGAAAGCACATTTGACGAGGAGGCTGAAATGAAAAAGGAAATGGAAGAAATAGTCTCTAAACATAACCGTGCCATGAATATTGATGATTAGAGGAAACACCAATGGCTGCAACATGGACCTCCATATCAGCCGGTGTCTACGGAAACCCGGAACTGTCGATGAAGGCTCGGCATTTGGCTGCAAAGCAGACCAGATGTTTTGAGGTAGTATCGCCAGCGACGGATTTTAACATCGGCAAAAACAGCGGCGACCGGGTGACAACTCGAATCGTGGGCCGTCTAACCACTCTTGGCGACACTGCCCTGACCGAGCTACAGCCTGTGCCGACGTATCAGACCCCAATCTTTGAAGTAACGGGGACTATTTACCGGAGGGCGCTTGGCGTTCTTTGGACAGGAAGCCGTGCTGATTTGGATCGTCTTTCAGTTAGGGACGAGACAATTAAGGCGCTGCGTGATAACGCTGCTCGCACACGAAACAAGGTGATTTACACCGCACTGGTGGCGCAAGCCTCCTTTGGTTACGTTGCGACCGCTGCAACCACGCGAACATTAACCACAGATGGAACCGTGACCGGCACCGCGAACTCGTCCTTTAACTGGCTACACGCAATTACCCTAGTTAAGGACTTGGACAACAACAACACTCCACCTGCTGACGGCAAGAACTTCATCATGATTGGACGCCCAGAACTGGAGAGCGACTTGCTCCTTGGAACTGCCGCCGGTCAGTATGTCGATATTGCCAAGTACAGTGAGGGGATGGTTGGTGAGGTGCTAAACGGTGAGGTTGGAAAGATTGGTCGCTTGAGACTCATTGTTGATAATGATGCGTTCTCTCTAACGGCGGCGAATTCTAACCCAAGTGGATTTGTTTGCGGCTTTGAAGCCATCAAGCAGATTCTTGGGCCATATCCGCTTCACTTCCGAGTGCAGTTGAACGTGGGGATGGATTTTGGAAACCAATCGGGTATTGCTTGGCAGTCGATGGAAGGTTTTCAGGCCCCTAAAAACTTCACGCTCCACACTGAGGGTGCCATCATGAACTACGGAGGTGTGTAATGAGTACTGATTATACAAATGTTCAGGAAACAACCTTCACCATTAGCACTCCTTCGGCGGCCATCACTGAGAAAACGATGTGGTCTAAGACTAAGCAGTGGAGACTTATTGGGCTAGATCTGCGCATTGTAACTGCCCCTTCAACGGGCGCGGGTGTGCAGGTACTCAACTCGGGCACTACTGTTTTGACTCAGGACCTCGCAACCAGTGCCGCTGGGACGTGCTATGAGTTGAGAGTAGCTGCGGGCTCGAGCCTTGTGAATCCAACTGACACGACATCCGTCAACGTAGTGGTGGTGAACAGTTTGTCCACCGATGCCGCTGGCGTGATTGACTGTAAGTTGATTCACGGTAGAACAAGCGCATAACTAGGGAGCAGGGGGGAGCGAGGAACTCCCTCTTCTTCCCTCTGCGTGTTGGCTCATGACCTTCCAAGAAGTCTTGGACCTGGTGTTCCTTAAGCTGGACACGTCGACGGATATTGATGGTGACCTATATACCGACGTTTATGCCACGCTGAAGGTCAAATATGATGAGATTGTCACGGAGATCAGGCCGGACGAACTTCTTACGTCTGGGACCTACACCCTTACTGCTGGTGACGACACAGCCTCTATCGTAACTGACTTTGCCATTAGCGACTTCGAGAAGGAACATGCCCTCTTCGTTGATGGGCAGAGAGATCCTTGGATTAACCGTGATTATCGCACCTGGTTGAGAAAGGACGATAGACGCTACAATATCTGGACCCGCCACGGTGATGATATCATTCTCGCACAGGAAGTGCCTACGGGCGACAGTTGGGCCTTGGTCCTTCACTATTACAAAACTCCACCAACAATAGTTCTTAGCAATTCTCCTCAGTTTGCTCGAGCGCACCACAGGACTCTCGCCTGGGGTGTTCTCACCATGTATCCGCATCTCTTTAGTGGAGACAAGGAGATACTACTACTCAAATACGAGAAAGATTATCTGAACGGGAAAGCTGCCGCCAAGAGAGACAGGGCTGCTTCCCAGAAACTACGAAGCCTTCACCCCAAGGTATTTCAAGCATCTACGGGTGATGTAACATTTGCGACTTAAGCTATGGCAACAATCACTAACCAAATCATCCCCGTAGGCGGCTACAACAACATTGGGGCCAACTGGATCACGCCAATCACTGCCGGCCAGAACATCATTGTGTCTGATGACTCGGTGGGCACAGCCAAGGTCGTTGAGTTTGACGTGACCAACAAGAGGACGTTGTTTCAGGCTGGCGGCGCAATGCTCCTTAACTCTAACTTCCTAATGGGCGCGTCTGCCACATCTGGAAACATCGACATAGCGAAGGTGAATGCGGCAAGCGAGGTTATCTTCGGTGCTAATGCTGACACTGACAATACTCGAGCGAGCTTGGGTATTGATCTGGTTGCTGACGATGCCCGTGTCTACTACTCAGCCTATCTACTAAGCAGTTCTGATTCAGACACCTCGGAATACAACCCGTGGGCATCCGCCACTCACACGGGGTTCTCTAAGCTTGAGAGGTCAGCAAAAAACATCACTTTCGACAGCCCTGGCTCTGGTCAGTTTC